ATGTGCTACTGCTATATTCTTTTTTCTAAATCTTTAAATAAATATTATGTCGGACATTCCTGTGAAATTTTACAGGAAAGATTAAGGAAACATTTATCGGATCATAATGGCTTTACTTCGAAAGCTAAAGACTGGATGATTGTTTATTCAGAAAGTTTTGATTCTAAAATTGAAGCTTATAAAAGAGAAAGGGAAATAAAGTCATGGAAAAGCAGTTCCAAAATCCAAAAGCTAATTGAGAGTTCAGCCAGATAGAGCATCCCGATTGTAATCGGGACGGTCAAAGGTTCGAATCCTTTCGCGCTCACTTAAACTTCATAGCTTTTGTTATGAGGTTTTTTGTTTATAATAACCCAAAGATATTACCCTCTTTCCTTTTTTAAATATTCAATAAACTTTGAAGGAGGAATCCCCATTTTTTCGATAAAAATTCTACTGAAAACGGTGTGAGAAGAAAATCCGCATTCTTCTGCAAGATAGCTGATCTTATAGTTCAGATATTCAGGATTCTGTTTTAACTTCATAACAATATAGTCGATTCTTAACTGGTTCAGATAGCTATTAAAATTGCTTTGTTTATGCTTTTTAATAATGGATGAAAGATAATTCGTGTTCGTTCCCATAATCGGCGAAACCAAAAGTAAAAAAAATAACGGTTATGCAAACCAATAAAGCATTGGAAAATCCGACCATTTTTAAACCTCATTTAAACGCCGTTTAAACGACATAAAAAAAGCCCGCTGACAGCAGTCAGCGGGCTACAGTGTACAGGGAAAATCCAACTCCCAAAATGCTACATTATAATGTAAAATATTCGTCTTTAATAAGCAAAACAGCTAAATGAAAAAGCGTTTTAGCCTCATATTCTTCTTTGATCTGCCTAAGTTTCTTTTCAACACTACTTAAACTATTAGGATGAAAACCTTCAGCTTTTAAAATATCTGCAATTTCATGCTGCGAAAAACCTTCTTTTAATAGCTCTAAAATTCTACGCTTAATATTCATACTTCAAAACTATAAACTAAATAAGCACTAAAAAAAAGGTTATCCGTTTTGTAAATAATTTAATTTTATTAGTTTACAACGGCTTCCCAGTCATAAACTCCTGATCCGCTAGTTGTAAATCCTTTTTTGGTTTTATTAATTACAGATATTCCTGAATTATTAAAAATTCTGATCGTAGGAACGTTTTTTAATTCAAATTCAAAATCAACAGAGTTTCCAGATGCAGAGCCGCGTAATACTTCAGGCTTGAATTTTCCGGAAGAAATTCCTACAAAACGATTATCAGGAAGTAATACTTTTGCTATTTGATCTGCGTACATCGTTACACCATTATCGTTAAGATGTGTTCCGTCAATAGAAGTTATATTCTGAAGGTTTTTTACTTCCTGTAATCTATTTATATCAATTGTTGGAAAACCAAATTCTTTTAATAATAGTCTTTGAATCTGAATACCATAACCATAGGTAAAAGGTCTGTCCGCAAAACTTAACGAATTATGCGTAATCATGCATAGAACAGGAATTCCTATTTTACTGGCTCTTTCATACACTCTTTTATTTTCGCTCAAAAATTCAGCAAAAGCCCAGTTCATCTGAGAAGAACCTTTTTTCCAAGTACTGCCATTCCATTCCACATAATCCCCTTTAAGTAATTTTAAACCACCAAAATTGGAGTATGTTCCAGAAACCGAAACAAAATAAAAATCACTAGCTACCGGGCTTGATGGCGCAGCAGTTGAGGTGTTAATTGAACCTTTATATTGAGTGATAAATCCTGTACCAAGATCATTAAGATAAGGAGCGTTATAAATGATTAAATCCTGATTATACATGGAAGAATAAAATCTTTCCGGGCGTTGACCTTGCACATAAGCTGTATTCCCGCCTTCAGCAGCAATCACTACATTAATACGAGGATTTGACCAAGTTTCGAAGCCCCAAACCGCCAAAGGATCTGCATCCATTTTTTTAACTCGAATTTTGTAGTTTTTCGTCTTATCCAAGCCTTTAAACATAATGTTTCCCCACTTTATTTTTTGAGCAGGCAAAATATATACTCCGCTTCCTTCTGTTTCTGAAGGAAAAGATTCTATAAGAGATAATTCAGCAGGTGTTTTCCATGTCGCGCCTCCATCTTCGGAGAAAGTGACTTTGATCTTCCTTCCCATCGAATCAGTTCCATAACACGAATAGATAAACTTCACAAAAGAAGCAGAATCGAAAGTCAATTGAATATAAGAATTGACATCCGTAACTGTCGCCAATCTTAGACAATCAGCGCTTACTGGAAACGCGTTAATCCAGTTACCTGACTTTGTGACTTCTGAAGCAACATGATTGAAATACTTCACGTCAGCATCATAATATTGCATCATCTTTAGTACCCTGTAACCAACTAACCGCTCCCACATATTTGGCGGAAAATGTCCCGTTATATAGCCGGGCTGAGTTTCGTTTTGATCGTTGCAATCTTCAGTTAATGATATTTCCGGAGCCGAAGGATTGAATGCCGGATTATCCTGCCTCCCTAAAATAGAATCACCCGTTAATCCTATAGTAAGCTGATTAAATTCGTCCACCTGTCTGGTTATGTATTTTTTCAAAAACGGAGCTAAAGCGGTTTGGTTAAATTCGACATTGTTAAAATCTTCCTTACCTGCATTGATTGATGCAATATTTATTTCATTCTGTCTTGCCAATGATAAGGCTGCGTTTGCCTGAGAAATTGAAAGTTCATTATTGACTCCAAATCTTTCGTTATTTGAAATGCTGATATTAATACCTCCAAAATAAACATTAGTTCCAAGCGGAATATAATCGTTGACTTCCAAGATGATCTCCATATCAATCTGATTTAAATTCAGAAAGTTTGTAGGAATTTTATAAAGTAAGTCCACTTTATATACTTTTTCGCCAACTATTGAATTTTCGGCTTTTATAGGCTTAATACTGGCAAACGTTGAAGGATTATAAATAAAAATTCTTTGTCGGTTATCGGTTCCGTTTTGAAGTGCAATTGGCGGATTTGCCATTCCCCAAATGTAATATGATATTCTAACAAAATCTCCTTCTTTTGGCACGATCCCTGTTAGATTATTGACACGAGGATATAATTCAATATTCCCGGAAGAACTCTTTGTTTTTTTGAAAAAATATTCCAAGCCGAACTTTTTTAATATTGTTGGCAGATCATTATCTGAAACTTTAACTACTGAAGCCCCCGTTAATATTACCTCTATTGGTAATTCGGGGTTTAATGTTCCATTTTTTAACGCCGAAATTTTAACAGCATAATCTTGTGTGCTGAATTCTATTTTTATAGCATTTTTTTTCCAATTAGTCCCATCAAAATAAGCTTCATTAATATATCCGTCTTCTGTAACTATTGTAGTTGAATTTCCACTGCCGTCAATTGCTGGAGATAGATTTGTATAAGCACCAAAATCTAACAATTTGTATAGTCCGACAACTGTAGGCGTAGCATCAGAAATCTTTAAATATCCTTTATAACCCGCGTTTGCAGAAGATAAAACATCGTTTTTAAACGGAGTTAAATCAACAACCCCTCTTTGTCTGATGTTAAGTTCATTAGTGTAATAAACAGCAAGTTCTGAGCCTGCTAATACAGGGTCTTCGATGAAGGTTGTTGTTTCCTGATAAGTAATAGGTTTGTAACGTGCATCACTTTGAGTTTTTGTATAAACGTTTCCAAAGGTCGCTCCCTGATCTACAAGTGCAAAATTAGACGGAATTGCATCAACGCCCAATTTTGTACGCCATGCATTCACCTGCGAAGTATTTAAATTACTAGCATCAAGTTTGGCTAAAGATCCTGCGTGTGCGCTAGTATCATTTAAATGTGTAGTAAAAGATTGAGAACTGGCGGTTTGTTGAAACAATTGTGTTAATCCTTCAATGGAAGAAATAGGCAATTTATCGTTTTTGTGCCAGAATGAGCTCCATGCGTTCGCAAACTGCAGCTCAGTCGGAAAATCATCTGTTTGAAACCATGACAAAATGGTATTAAGTGGCGTAATTGTTATTGTTGGCATTTTTTAATTATTGGAAGTTAGGTTCTATAAATAAAGCGATTCTTGACGGCTGAATGTTGTTGTGAGGCTGACCGCCACCGACTGAGGAACTGTATCTGTTAAATGATCCGGCATTTTCAACATTAGCAACCTCATTTGATGTCGCTCCTATTGGATTGGCATTGTTATCTTGTCCAAAAATCTGGTGGTTATGCGAAGGCATTTCCGAAATTGTCAAAGTATGAGTTTTTGAACCTACATTGCTATTTAAGTTAGCAAATTCGGATTCATTAGGATTCCAGCCTACAATTGTTTTACCTCTGAAATCCAGGCATTCTTTCCATCCTGCCGGAATTTCATCCACCGGCTTTCTCCAGGCGACAACTATGCCGCCGTTAATAATCGGAGCTGTCTTTAATTCTAAAAGTTCAAGCCTACTATTAATAGTTGCTATTTGTGACTGGGTTGCCGCCTGGTCTAATTTGTTTTTCATTACCTTCAAAGAATCCAAGCGCACAAAATCACTCCAGTTGTATAAATTTGGCGGTGTGGATAAGCCAAATTTTAGCGTTTTTTTAGTCCATAAAACACGGTCTATTTGATCCTGGAATGTCTCGATATTTTCGGTTGTTTCAACAAATACGGTAGAATTAAGTGTCCCGCCTTCAAAATAAAGAACATCACCATTTACCACAACGTATCCGGGGGAAATTGTAGATCCTGACTGAACACATCCGGAAAGAATAGTAAGATCACCGGCAACATCTGCCAAAACGTTATATGTGGCTATAGCTTCCATAATAACGCTCATAAGATCGTTAGTCATTGGAACACCGCCTGTTTGATTAAAATTTATGTTAATTCTCATTTTTTTTAAACAATTTCGATTTTATAATTTTTAGACTGAAGCATGAAATATTCAATTTCTGATTTTAATTGAAATAGATTTATGCCGGTATTCGGGATTTTCACTAAAAAATCAAATTCCGAATACAACTCTGATTTTGATCTCAAGAAATGTGGATTATCATTCTGAAGCCACTCCGTTTTATTAAAAAATGGATCGTCCTCAGCTTTTGTGTAAAAGTATAAGCCTTCAAACTGAACAGCTTTTACAATTTCAATTCGTCTTTCTATTTTATCAAATAAATCGTTAAGCCTTTTTTGAATGGAATATTTTTGATTAGTTACTTCCATTCTCATTATGTTTTGCTTTCTACTGCTTAAAAAATCTATATACAAAAGTCTTATAGGCTCTATAAGTACAAATAGAAAGTTAATTATCCATATTGTTCTCAGGGGAATAATAAGCCATTCAATAGCTAATTTCCTAAAGTCAATTTTAAAAATTCTATCCATCACACCTGATAAATTATACCTGTGAAATCTTCTACTTTAAACCTTCCTGATTGTGGAACTACAGACATTGTAACAGGCTGATATAATCCATATCCATTAAGTGCCGGATCAATCCATTTTGTTGATACTTGAATAGTCTGTAAATCTTCCACACCATCGACGGCAAGAATTTCTGATTCTAATTTCTGAATACTCAATTCCCCGTTAAAAGGCAGGTTTTTCAGAAAGTTATTAATTGCATCCTCAACTGGAAATTTGGCGGTCATAATGTTCATTCCGTTAGCTAACAAAACCATTGGATCATATTTGATTTTAAATGCTAATTTTAGAATATCAGGTAAATAATTGACTATAGCAACAAAATCTCCGGCGGGAGCTATTTCCTCTATATATTTTTCAAATGCCTGCATCTGATCCTGGGAAAATATTTGATCCATGTTTTCAGGCGCTATTTTCATTATAATTCTGGCTTTTCCACTATACAATACACGATTGCAGGCAGCATATTTTACAATCTTCGAAGCCTCAATTTCTTCATTTGTCGCCTGAATTTCTTCACCGTTATTGATGTAAGTTGTTTTAAACTGGTCGGATTCAGGAATAAGATCAAAACCATATTGGTACCGCAAAGCTTCATACCTGTATCTTCTAAGATTAAATACTTTCTGATTCATAATTAAATCTTTAATTTCCTGGAGATGAAGTCTGCAAGCTTCCTGAAAATTAAAAATAGACCAGGCAATTACTAAAAAGAATTGTAGCCAAATAGATACTTTCGAAGTAGTATCTAAATCTGAAAGAACAGAATTTGCATTTTTAGCTGTTTGCATTTCCGCTAATATCTCTTCAAAAGTCTTATTCATCTTTACTAACTTTAAAAGTTTTTGTTATTTGCATTTTACCTATTCCTGCTTTGACCACCGGAATAATTTCTTCAGTTACAGAAGTTGCCGGCTTAATTCCTTTTGACTTAAAATAATCCCTTATATCAGTATCAATTACAACTGTATCCGGAATAATTAATTGAGTTCCTGGAATAAGAGCTTCTGTAATACTCATGCCGTTAGCTGCTGCTATTGCAAATGCATTAAAAACAGTACCTGTATGCTGAATGGCAATATCTAAAAAAGACTGATTATTTAATACAGTTATTTTCATGATTATCCTGCTTTTCCGTTTAGCTGTTTATACTTTTTTAGCTCTTCAGTAAGATTTTCAACCTTTCTTTCAAGCTCATGGATCGTTTCAGTAGCTTCAGTGAACTTTTTAATCGCTTCCTGTTTTTCAATCTCTGATTTTTGAAGATTATCAATTGCTTTATCAAGTCGACTTCCCAAATCATCAACTAAATTTTTGTAATAGTTCAGAAGCTTTTCAGCATTTTCGATTTGGGAAGCTTCTGCTTCAGCTTTTGCCTTCTTTCTACCAAAGAACCATCCGCCGAATCCGGTGGCTAAAGCACTTAATAATATTCCGGCATTATCAATAAAAATTTGTTTCATGTTATACTTATTATTGTTACAGCCCCATTTGGTGCAGTAGCAGTTATGGTTATGTTTTTAATTTCAAAAATGACAGCTTTCGCTAAAGCTTCAGCAAATTTTTCTTTTGATTGTTGCGGATTATCATTTTCAGCAGCACACTGATCCATCACCTGAATAATCTTATTTTTTATTCTATCTTCTGAAGTTGGCATTTTTATTATTTTAAAAAGGATTTAAATCTGTTTTCTAAAAGCTGAAATTGAGGTTGATTTACAAGGTTTATTGTACTTCCTGTATTGGTAGTGAATTTCATTTTCTGAATTTCCTGAAGCAGATCTACCATAAGCTTCTTAAGCGTTTCATTTTCTTTTTTAAAAAGAAAGCCCTGATCTATTGTCAATTCACAATTCCCTGCTTTAATTTCAATTTTATCAACTTCTTCAGCACTCAGAAGAACCGGCGTAGTTTCATCGTTATTAATTATTCCTATGATGATAAGCGATCCCACTTTAGGTTTTACGTCAAAAGATCCGACTCCTATCAGAACATCAAAAAACTCCAGATCATCATCAATCCCTTTTGCATCACAGGTCTTATTTTCCCAATCAACAGAAGTAACTTTTGCCCATTGCAAAACTAAAGCCTGTTGTAACTTATTTTTTCTCGCTAAAAGCGTAGTAAAAACATCTATTTCTTTACTCATCACATTGCCCTTTGTCCTAACTCAATATTTTGACGATATCCATCCTTTGAAAAACTTTTCTGTACACGATCTACATAGTATGTTCCTGCTCTGTCTGGGTACAGCGTGCTTGTTAAATTCACCTTTTCACCATGATTAACACTGTCAAGCCCGAAAGTCGTGAAAGAACCATCAAAGCCGTCTTTCTTTCTGTCATTGTACATTTTCTTAACAGCCGCCTCAAGATCTTTTTTATCACGATAAGTGAAAGTCCAGTTTATCGTTTCTTTTGGATCATCATCGCCGAATTCAAATTCAAGCTTTTTACCTTTTCCAAATATTGATTTTCCTACAATCTTTATAAGCCTTTCTTCTTTACTGAGGTAATTCAAACTATTATCTACACAGTTTCTTTCCAAATCAAAATTGTGTGCTTTATTAACATCTGAATAAGGTTTTGCAATGGTCAATTTACCGTTCCGGATAAAGCTGTAAATACTCATATCCTTCTGAAGTTTATCAAATACTTCCCCCATAGTTGTTTTACTGAATCTTACAGCTCCAAGTTGAATATCTGCATCAATATCAATAGGGTAATTTTTAATATACTTTGAAATAAACTCTTTTAAACCGGCACTTTTTGCAGAAAAATTAACCGGAATACGGCGCAAAATTCTCATTTCATCTTCCAATCTTATCTTAATTGGAAAATCAGCAGATACTTGCGAAATGTAACCGGTAAACTCTTCATAAAGACAATTGTCATAACCTAGCTTTATAGTACACTTAGAATCTCGTTTGAAAATTTCATTAACTATTTTACAATCAAAATCTCTAATATTTCGAGCTATAGTAATTTCTGCCGTAGATGTCAACATTTTCCAACTCTTCTCAATTTCAATATTACTTACCCTGTTAAGCTTAAATGGTTTTTCTGTAAGTGGAAAGAAATCTACTTCACAACACATTGCTAAAGTCATAATAATAAATCTATGGGTTGATCACTTATGCAGTTAAGTTCTATTGGTATAACATTCGGGCTTCCTTCAATACTTTTAATATCAATATCTTCTATGACTAATATATTAATGTCTTTACGATTGAATAATTCTCCTTCCACATCGATACCCTGAATCACTTTCGACCATTTAATAATATTTTTAGCATAATCTTTTGCTGACATCTCATCAGATATACAAAGCGTTCTAATTCTTATTGACCAATCATCAAACCCAAAAATTTCCTTAACAGTTCCATTTGCTCCAAGCATATCTGTTTTAATAATACTTTTGCTTTGGCTAAAATCAACCATTGTTGCTGGGGGAAACCAAAAGTCTTTAAATTCATTATGAATTATCATACTCTTCTCATCATAAACTTTGTATAATCCGGATTTAAATTTTATCGGAAAAATTATTGGCGTTCCAAACCTGCTTAAACGCTCTGCTTCTGGAAGCTCACTTTCTTTTAGTTTAATTCCCGAATATTGAATTTCACTTTGCTTCCTTTTGCCTATAGGAACAGTTAAATAAACTGGACTGCTTACACCAAACGCAAGTTTAAACAACTGAGAAATTTCGTAACGTCTATCCATTTTTAAAGTTTATTTTATTAATTACATTATCATAGTTTTTACCATCACGCTGCAAATGAATTTTGATAGTTCTTTCAACAGCATTCCTGTTTTCTTTAGATTTAATATAATGCTGAATATTTACGCCTAAAACAGGATCATTTTTCAGTTCCCCTTGTCTTAACTGAAGGATAATTGATACTTCCTGAAGCTCACTTTCTCCGGTTCTGAAATCTCCGTTCACAATTACCGGTTCATTATTTTCATTCAATAGGATATCTTTCATTTTTTAATCCAGTGCAACCATACTATCTGCCATACGGTCATTAATTTTTGAAATAATATTATTCGCTGCTTTCTCTATACTGCCATAAGATTTATCAATAGAAAAATGATTATGCATATTAACAGTGACATTGATTGTCTTTACACCGGCTCCGTTTCCGCCTACTGATGTTTCACCTTCTCCTTTTCCTTTCTTTTTTTTCTTCTTTTTTTCCTTATCATGAGCCAAAACACTATCAGGTGATAATAATTTAGGAGCACTGTCTTTCTTTTCTTGTTTAGCTCTTTTTTCAGCAGCAGCTTTTGTGGATGGAAGTACTGCCTGTCCATTATACATCACCAACTTTCCGGACTTCATATCACGTTCGATGTCTCTTTTATGAAGCCTTTCCTGAGTTGCTTTTGTTACGGGATTACCGTTGTACATCACCAATTTCCCAGAAGCCAGATCTTTCTTAATAGCATCGCTATGCTCTTTATCCTGGATACCTTTGAGGTCTTTCTTTTCTTTATCATCCAGTAAGTCCATTTGACCGCGAAGCTTTTTCATTCCGGATTCCAGATTTGTTCCGAAAATAGAATCTAACCAACCGGCTATTTGCTGAATAGGTTTTAAGAGAACGTCCAGAAGAACAACCCCAATACGCTTAAGACCTCCAATAATCCCACCATCCTGAAAAGCTTTTTTGATAGAATCCCACTTATCATAAATGTTTTTAAATGCAGATATGATTAATCCGATAGGACCAAGCATTAAAATAAATGTAGCACCCCACTGATCCCACTTCGCAATTGCTAAAGCAACAAAAGCAATCAGGGCAGCTATTCCCACAATGATCAATCCGATAGGGTTCGCAGTTAATGCAGCATTCCAAGCCCATTGAGCAGCCGTTGCAATACCAGTCCAGGCACTTACTAATTTTTGCGCTAAGGCTGTATTTTTTAACCAGGTAACCATGTTTTTAATCGGACCCCAATTCATGGTTTTATTAAAGGCGTTTTGTGCGAATGTTGAAACACCAGTCCAAAAACTTGTAAATTTTTGCGCAAGTCCTACATCTTTAGTCCATTTTGCAAAACTTTTAATAGGATCTGCAATTCCTGAATAAACGGCTCCAATATCAGTTCCGACTTTGATGGCTTCAGTTGCCGTTTCTGTAAATGCTGTAACAGGTGCAATGGAATCGAATAAACCTACTTTGAAATCTTCAATATTAGCTTTATACCTTGCCATTTTTTCATTCCAACTTTTCATGTTTTCACCCGCCATATCATAAGCATCTTTTGTCCCGGTAACCTGTTTTGTAAGGTCTTCCTGATACTTAATAGTAGATAACATTGCCTGAGCGCCCTGAACATTTTCGGTTCCGAAAATAAGAGCTAAAGCATTCATATCATGACCTACCTTTTGAAGTTCTTTCAATCGGTCAATAAATGGAATCGTAGTGTCAGATATTTTACCAATATCAACACCGTACGCCTTCAGATATTTTGTTGCATCATCACTTAATGTTGCAGGTGCTGCCATCTTTAATATCGCATTTCTTGCTGCAACGCCAAGTTTCCCGCTCTCAACACCTCCTTTTGCCATTCCCTGTATTAAAGCATTTGTTTCTTCAAAGGTCAAATTGCTCATTTTTGCAACCCCACCGGCTTCAGATAAAGCTTTTGATATTTCCGGAACTTCAACAGATCCCGCTTTGGCAGAAGCAACCATTACATTCATCATCCTATCCATTTCTTCAGCAGCTTTCATAGGATCAGAAAGATCTGTCTTGAATTGGATCATTGAGTTTGTCAAAGCTTCAGTAGCGCCACCCATGTCGTTTTTCATGGTTTTTGACATAACAGCTACATTTCTGCCCATCTTTGCCAAAGCTTCATCGTTTTGGGCAATTTCGGGTCCGAGTTTACCCAATATACTTTGATAGGAATTCATTTGCCCGGCACTGCTTCCCCCAAATTCCTTTGAAAGCTCTCTGGCACTTGTAGACATTTTCTGCATCTGTTCGTCTGTAGCACCCGTCAAACCTTTCAACTCGTGAAAGGCAGCATTGAAATCTGCACCAGGCTTAACAGCATCCTGCAAACGACTATTTAATGCATCTATTCCATCACCAACAGACCGCCAGTCAGTAGCTGAAGTCTTTTTAAAAGCATTATTGAGGCTGTCTACTTTTTTCTTTGTTTTCGTCAGCTCATCACCGACTTTTTCAAAGGAAGCATCAATTTTTTCCCCGGCTTTTGCTCCTTCGCTCCCTACAGATTTAAACTTCGGTATTATATTTTCCGAAATCTTTAAAACCCAGGTTGTTGTTGCCGTACTCATATTTTATAAAGAAAGCAGCTTCAGCAAAGAAGCTGCTCTTAAGAATTTTATGGTTATTAGTTTTTATTTACCTGATCCGGAAGTAACTCGTTGAGAACTTCAGTAAGTGCGTTCTGAATATTGATTTTATAAATTTCACTATCAAAACGTTTTACAAAAGCGTAATCATTAACAAGTTTTGCAAATTCCTCATCAGACAAAGAATCAGGATCAATTCCGTAAGTAATACGGATAATAGCATTTGCTTTTCTAATGGTATCTATTGCCAGAACCGGATTGCCTTCATCATCATTGAGTATTTCAATGTGTGAGGCTGCTATAGCTTTTTTGCTTCCAATTCAGCTTCCTGAACCATGGAAGTAATAAATGTTGTCACTTTGGTAAATACTACGGCATCCTCTTCAATATCGGCAAGATCACCTAAAACAACACAGTTTGAAATCATGATATTCTGAGCCAGATTTTCATCTTTTTTATCCAGAGCATCACGAACTGCAGATGAAGTAGCCCGGGAAGGTTTTTTAATAATAAATTCTGAATCACCGTCAGGCGTGATAACTTTAAGATATCTCAATCTTTTTCCGTACTTCACTCTGGCATTCTTTAATTCATCTTCTGAAAACCTTCCGAAATCATCCGATTCATAATAAAGACCATTGATGAGTAGTTTAGATTTTTCAACCTCTTCAGTATCTAAAGAATGGTCTAAATCTGTTTCTTTTACCTCTATTTTAGTAAGGTCTAAATCTGTTTTTTTTGTTTCTGTGTTTGTATTTTCCACTTTAAATATTGTTTAAATGTTAATTAAATAATTAGCGAACGTTCCAGTCAATGTGTGAAATAATAAGTTCAAGTTTCACAGCTATTGATCCGTCACCCTGCTTAATATCAATCGAATTACCTGTGAATTCAGCATTTCGAATAATATCTTTTCTTATTTTACCTGAACTGATTGTATATTGAACTACGATATCAGAAGCTTCAATATCCTGTAACCGTGTTCCCGGCGGAAGTGTGTCCAGAATAGCATCCACTTCTTCCTTCAGTAAAGTAATAGAAGCTTTTGCTTCATAATTACTGTAAGATCTTCCAACCATGAAAGAACCTGCTCCCATGACATTTTCTTTCTTTGTCGTATCATCATAAGCAAGCTCTGTGATTCCGACTACATCGCGCGCAAATAAATTGGTTGTGATGTTATTCCAACCCTGTAATTTTCCCAGGGAATTAATAATACTTCCTACTTTCATTTTAAACGTTGTTAGTTAATCCCAATGAAACTTCAAATTCATGCACAATGCCGTGAGCCACTAAAGAACACTGAACTTTAAATGGTGTACTTTCATCAGGAAATTGTTGTGAATCCAAAAACAGAGAAAACCCGCTGATTTCGTCATCTTTTACCATCTGCCCCAAAGCAGCCTCAAGCAATGTTTCCCAATTACTTATTGCGGTGGTTTTAACAAATCCTGTCTGTGGATCTTTTGGAACTTTAGATTTAACTTTTGGCAGGAGTGTTTTGGTAATAAGCCTTTTTGCTTTATTCCATGTTCTGTTCCTTTCGATATAGCTGTAATCACTTACAACAGCTACACACGTAGGCGAGTTGCTGAAATAAAAATCAGCTTCCGCTTCGTATTGCCCTGCAAAAATGTACTTTTTATTATTCAAAGCTTTCACCTGTACAGTCGTTAAATCTTCCATACTTGTACCATCTGAAATCCCCACATTTATGAATCTGCCAGTTCCGGAATCGGTTAAAGGATAAGTCTCAAATGTGATCCTTTCCAATGGTTTTTTTTCAATGTTTACGGAACCAATATTTTCAGCCACGCTCCTTACATTAATCATTCCGAGAAACGCCCCTACAGCAGCGTAATTTTGATAAGCCGGGTCAAGTGATGCTATATCTCTATCCTGGGCAATTACAATTGAAACATTTGGAGCTTTTTTTGTAGAAAGATCCACCATGTCATTAATCAGGATAGGATCTTCAGAACCTCTTCCTTCTAAAATAACATAGTCAAGATCAATTCCTTCTTTTGCCAGTTCATCAACAAGGTTCGTCTGGATAGAATCTACTTCCCCGGGAAGCGTAGAAAGATCATTGGTAAATCCTGCAAAACCTACACCTTTAATACTTCTATTTTTTTTCAGTGCAGAGATAACAACACCCAATTTACTCTGAATAGTGGAATTCGCTTCAACAGGTAAAATATAAAGCGTGCTTTCCGGCGCTAATCTGAAATTTTCAGAAATATGGTGATACGCAAGCGTTTTGTTGTTTGCATCTGTAGCTTCAGTAATACCGAATACTTCAGCATCTTTAGCCTCAAGCAATTGTTTTGCCTGACCGTAAACAAGGGCAGAACCTGCAATACTCATAGCAACAACCAGCAAAGCAACATTATCTGTAGCAGCAGCGGTTCTTCCCAAACCGCCATTGATCTTTTTAAATTTAACAGCTTCTAACTTTCCCATTATTAAGATTGTTGTGTATTATCACCACCTTCAGAACTTTTATCTTCAGAACCCTGATCTTCAGAACCCTGATCTTCCGAACCTTTATTTCCTGTTTTTTCGGAGATCAATGTTTTTAGTTTTTCAATGCCTATATTGTGGTGCGCAGCTTTACCATACAGTTCTTCGTATTGCGTTTTTAGCTGCTCCAGTTCCTTTTCTTCCTCAGATTTTTGATTCTGATCGTCTGTTTGTTCTACTTCGGTTTTATAAAAAATTGAATATTTCCCTTCACTATCTGCAGTCTGAAGTGCCTGTGTTCTGGTGATATCATAATACTTAAGATCCGGAATTGATTTACAGTGAAGGCGCGCCCTGTTTTCTTCTATAAATACAAAGCCATCTTCTGATGCATAAACTACGTTTACTCCTTTGTTTTTTTCTTCTTGAAATGCTGTTGCTGCTATTGAAATTAGCTCAACTAATGATTTTGTATTTTTCACTTTAAAAGTTTTTTTCTGATTATAAATCTTATTAAATAAGCTATTCCAACCAAGCAACCGCCGACCGTAACAAGCCAAAAAACAGCGCTTCCTATAGCCATTTTTAATTTCTGAAATTTTGTCAAGGGTATTGGAACCGGAACCTGCTTAATATCAGTGTTCCATTCCTGAAGAAATTTTTCTCTCCAGGTGAAAAATTTCCGTTCAGCTTCTTTTTGACAATTGACGGTAAGAATACCGTTTTGAAGGCTTACATTGGGAACTGCTAAAACCCTTCCTGCTTTATTCTTAAAAACATTCCCTGTAGTTTTTAAATTCTCTTTTAAGACAGGTTTGCCATTAACACAATCAATGTAAGCTGAATAAAAAGAACTGTCTTTTTCAATCGTTAAAACCGTATCTTTTACGATTTCTTTCTGAATAATTATTTTTTCCTTTGTTTCTCCTGGAATAACCTTGCTTTTACAACCGGTAAAAGCAAAGCATCCAAGAATAAAAAAAGTAAATATGATAAATGTTTTCATGTTAGTTTGATATTCTGATAAAACCTTTCATGGCTGAAATTTTCCGTGTACGATAGGCAACTTCATAGCCTTCACGGCTTCCATCATCATTGGTATTCCCTTCAATGGTTTCAATAGTTCCGGTGTTTGGAAAAACCTTCACAACAAACCCTGTATGTCCCTGACCTTTTCCAAAATCCATGATGAAAATATCACCCGGATTCGGAACATTTGATTTAAGCCTGGGCGGAATTTGATTCCATTGGCGTAAAACACCAGCGGTTTTAATCAGAGGATTTTGTAATTTAAGTTCATCAGCCGCTTTTTTTACCGACCAATAAACAAAAGCCATGCACCACGCGTAACCTTTACCAAGCCCAACACTTTTAAGATATGATTCCACAGCGGGACCCGCATTACTATTTTTTGGAACTTCCTGAACGCCTAACTGGCTTTGAGCAATTTTTAATGATAATTGATTTAATGATGACATGACTTTTGAAATAAATATTTAAAATGGTTATTAGTTTTATGCTGCTTTTCCGGATCTAATCGCTGCTAATCCTTCATCTTTCAGAGCTACACACACCCAGTGCATTTCAAATCCAATCTCATGTCTTCTGTAAGACGGATTTTGAGTTTTATCGATGGCATATCTTTCAGCAGTACCCGGCGCTTTAGCCGTCATTGGAGCAAAGAAACATACAGATGCTTCTTTTCCTTCAATAGCGCTACCGTAAGGAATTTTTTCCCCGGCATCCGTAAATTCAGGAGCATAAATACTTTCATAGATTTTGAACCCATAATACTTTGCTGCAATTGCACCATCTTCATGATTCATATATCTCTGATTGAATTTTTCATCCTGCTCCAGTAAATCATCTACGTGATCTGAACACAAAACCAAAACACGCCCTTTTTTAGGAACTTTTAATTTGTCCAGTTTTTTCTTAAGAGTTCTAAGATCTTTTGTTAAAAGTCTTTTTCTTCCTGTACCGTCATCCGGACCTGTCGTAACAATTACCGGGGAAACAGCAGTATCGTTCTGTGGTGTAATAGAAAATAGAGCGTGTTCTGCCGTTACATCTTCCAAGGTTTCACGATGCTGAACCTGAACATCATTAACTTTTTCATACGGTAATGCATATAATTCATCCGTAGTTACCTCCGTATTTTCAGTTTCATATTTGTTTAATGAAAGCTTCAAATGTCCATCCTCTCTTTGAGATCCGCTGATTGGATAGATTGTATTATTGATCAGCACTTTCGGAGCATCCCCCTGAATAGGGATTTTAATCACATCATTACCCACCCATTGCGGTTTTGACGGTACTTCAGCAAGCCACGTATGCTCATGATTGAAATTCTTAATCAATTCTGTGACTGCCAACTCATTTTTAAGCGCTAAAACGCTTACTACTTTCTGTGACATAGTTATTAGTAAAAATTATTTTTTTTGTGAATAAGCCGCGTTCATCTTTCTAACCAGATCAGGATTTGTTTCACATAAAGCATTAAACGCAACCGGATCTTTTTCCAGATAATCATCAATTGTCCAGTTTTCTCTGCCGGCAATAGGATCACTACTTTCATGAGTATGCTTTTGGTTTTCAGAAGCAGCCGTAACTCCTTTCATTCCGTTTAGTAACGCCTCAGTATTAGCGGGATCTTGAATGTGTAAAGAGACATAAACTCCTTTCATATCTGCCGTAATCTTTTTATCAAAGATTGCTTTGTTTACAAATGCTTCGGCTACCTGTTCGCTTTTTTGCTTTGCCGAAGCTTCAGCAGCAGCAGCCTGATCTGCTTTAGCTTTGTTCTGAGCCAATCTGTCAAGTACTTCCTGCTCTGTAGCTGTAGCTGCCATTCCTAAAGCAGCTCTTAATTGATTAATGTCCATTTTATTTTCGTTGTTTGTTGTTGTAGGTTTCTGTGTTGGTTCGTGACGATTCGCAGTAGGTTTAGGAACTTTAGGACAGCCGCAAGCCACCATCATAGCGACCGTAGATTCATCTACCTCAATTTCCTCATCAATGATGTTTGAAATCAAACCTTTTTCTTTGGCTTCTTTAGCATCCATCCAATAGTCATTTTTCCAAAGTTCATCCACTTCATCTTCCGTAATTCCCATTTTTTTAGCGTACGCAGAACGGTAAACATTGGTGATATTTTTTAAAGCCTTTAATTCCGCCTGAACTTCGTCTTCATTTCCACTTGCCCAGGTTAATGGTTTATGGATCATAAACTGTGAAGTAGTAAAACAATCAGCTTCAAAGTGACATAAAAACATTGTTCCGGCTGAAGCTGCGAGCGAACCAACTGTAATTAAAACTTTATCCAGTCTTTTCAATTCATTGATTGCTTCCTGTGCTTCAAAAACGCTCCCTCCCTCAGTGTTTAAATAGAGTTGAGCAGTTCTGATATTTTGTGCCAAAGCTGCATCGATTTCATACTTAAAAGTACTTGCAACATCCCCCTGCCAGATTCTTCCGGAAACACGAAGTATCAAAACCCCGTTGGTTACTGCTGCTTCAATTTTAGTCTTCTTTGCCATTCGTTTCGTTTTGTATGGCAAAATTTCACTTGTTTTTTTTATCTCTAAAATCAGAGTTCCAAATTGGTACGTTTTACGGTACGATTTAGCAGCTTTTACGGTACGATTTGGTACGGCAATTTTACAGGGGATTTAATTGATAGCAATTTTGCTTCATTAATTACAGACCATGGCAAAGAATGAACAGAAGAACCTTGCCTTCTTTTATTTCACTGAAGAAAAGATGGAGGCAAAACAAATTGCTGAAAAGCTTAAAGTAAGACCTAATACCGTAGGAGACTGGATCAAAACCGGAAACTGGAAAACAATCCGGGATTCAAAAATAAATCAGGCAGGAGAAAGACTAGACCGTATACAACAGGTGATTGATGATCTCGCTGTAGAAAGACTGGATATCATGAAAAAAATTAAAGAATATCCGGAACAGATCAGAATCCTTGAAAGAGAAATACGTGAAGTTTCTAATAAAAACATTCAGCTTGAACTAAAAACACAGATTGCCGAACTTAAAGACGAACAGAAAGGTTTAAAAAGACAAACTGTATACATCGACCAGGGTATAGCAATGTGGAATAAAACGCTCGCGAATTTCCATACAGAAAACAAAATTACTCTTACAAAATACATTGAAATAATGGAAAAAATATTCAGTGATCTAAGGCAGTATGATGAAAAAATTTACATGAAAACTTTAGACTTTCAGCACGAACACATTTTGCACGCAGCAACAATATACAACTAAAGCGTTTAAAAGGCGTTTAAACGCTCTTTTTAAGCACTAAAAAACTAATAACAACTAAATACATGAAACGGCAAGATAAACAGGCTTTAGAGCGCTATCTTGAAAAAATAGAATTTGCACGTTCAGCAGGCTCCCCAAATCTTAACGAAACAAAGAAGGAAAAAGAAAAAAGAATAGCAGGATATAAAACCAATATCCGGGCAATGGTGGAATATTATTTTCCACACTATGCAACAGCAGCGTGTGCCGATTTTCAAATAGAGTTTGCAGAGCTTATTGCAAAACACAAAACATTCAAAGGATTCTGTCAATGGGGGCGCGCGCTTGCAAAATCAGTATGGAGCAATATTATTATACCATTCTGGAGGTGGCTTTGTGGAGAACCTGTTTATTTGGTTATCATCGGAAATTCATTCGATAAAGCTAAACAGTTACTGGAAGACATTAAAGCCGAATTTGAAGCGAACCCTCGAATTATTTCAGATTTCGGCGAACAGCAGCAAATCGGGAATTGGGAAGATAAAAAGTTTGTGACAAAAGGCGGGTTTATCGGTCAGGCGTTAGGAATGGGGCAATCTGTAAGAGGATTGAGAGTAAAAAATTTACGTCCTAATATGATTGTCTGTGATGATATTGAAGATAAGCAGCTTGTAAAGAATCCAAAAAGACAAAATGAAATAGTCCGCTGGATTGAACAGGATCTGATCCCGACAATGGACGGCGAATATCGTAGATGGTGGCAGGCAAACAACCGTTTTGCACCGGTAATGATTCAGACCAAGCTTCAGGAAAAACATCCTAAATGGATCGTTCATGAAGTTAAAGCTTATGATCCTGTTACCTATAAACCCACATGGTGGCAAAAATATTCAGATGATTATTTCCGGATTTTAATTGAAGATCCATTTGAAGGAATTGGAACGCTCGCAGGAAACGCCGAATATAATCACGAACCACATATTGAAGGAACACATTTCAAAGATGAAATGATTAATTGGGTTGATATGAACCTGAAAGACTTTGAACACATTGTGGGACATTGGGACATTGCCTATGCAGGTAATGAAAACAGTGATTATAATTCTGTAACAGTTGAAGGATTAAAATCTAAAAACTTTTACATCTATGATCTTTTCTGTAAGCAAACCAAAATGAAAGCTGCCTTGCAATGGATGTGTTATTTTGAAAAAAACCTTCCTTCAGGTGTTCGGGTATATTGGCAATTTGAAGCGCAATTCTGGAATGATGAAGTGCAAAGAACCATCGAGGAAACTGAAGAAGAAGAAGGCGTGAATTTAAGATTGGTAAAAGTTACAATAAAAGGAAACAAGGAAGACAGAATTTTATCACTTGTTTCTTACTACCAAAATAACAGAATCTATTGGAATAAGGCTATAAAAGGGAATAATGACACACAGGTAGCTTTAAGCCAACTGAAGGGAATAGAACCCGGCTACAATGGACATGATGACTTTCCGGACAGCCATGAAGCCTGTACTAAAAAATTAGAAAAATATACCCCTTCCAAAAAAGGAAAAAACCTAATGGGAAAAATGAAACCCAAAAATGAAAGAATATGATTTACTTACAAGATAACGACTTAACAGCCTACACACAGGAACGTTTACTTAATGAAAGCGCTGCCGACTTTGAAGAAGCCAGAAATAAACTGGAGGAACACAGAATTAGTGAAGTAAAATCCATGATATCCAAATATTATGATGTAGAAACAATTTTTACTACGCCGCTAAGACATCCACACATTATAAAGATCCTAGCTAAAATGGTTGGTTATGATCTGAAGAAACGCAATGCCATGCGAAAGGTTCCGGATGATGTAAAAGATGATTTAACCTGGGCGGAACGTGAACTGGATAAAATGCATCGCGGAATCATAAAATTTGATGATCTACCGGCAAAACCTACAGACGGAACCGGAACTACAGCTTCTAAAATGTTATACGGAAATCTAAGAAACGACAATTTTTACATATGAAAACACCATTTAAACAGCGTTTAAAGACTAATAAAATATACAGAGCCGCTGAAGCTTTCTTTCTGGGGAATGCTTCTTATACTCAATTAAAGACGGTGATGGCAGCCGGAAAAAGAACAAATCCTTCCATGCCTTCAGATATCCTGAAACATCAGGCTACCATGATGAGCGCTCAAACACTGGAATCATGGAAAACGGCTGTAATGTTAGCAACAGATCCCGACAATCCTGATAAAACCGCTTTATGGGCTTTATATAAAAACCAATGGACGGACAATCATCTTGAATCTACCATTGAAACCCGAATTGCTAAAACACAGCAATCTCCATTTAAAATGGTGGGAAAAACCTCTAAAGAAAGAGATGAAGAAGCTGAAAATCTTTTTAAAACAGTCTGGTTTCAGGAATTCATTAAACACGTAATTGATTCAAAGTTTGACGGAACAAAGCTTTTGGAAATCATGAAAACCGATGAAGAAGGCTTTTTAACCGAGATAACAGAAATTGAACAGCCCTATTTCAACGCGAAAAAAGGAATTATTTTAAAAGAACCGGGACAAACCTCCGGTGAAGATTACAGGAATGGTCCACTTTCTCCTTACTACATTCAGATTGGTAAAAATTACAAAGATTTGGGAACCCGCCATTTAATGGCTCCTATTATTTTAGCTAAAAAACTGGGACTGGGATCATGGCTTGATTTTATTGAGAAATACGGCGTACCGCCTTTATTTGTCACAACAGACCGTGAAGATGATGACAGACTTTTAGAACTTTTTGAAATGGCAACAAATTTCAAAAGCAATAACTTTATGATTGGGCGCGGAAATGAAAAATTTGAAATTCCGAATATCTCATCAACCAACAGCCAGGAAGCTTTTGACGGATTGATAAAGCGCGCTGACAATGAAATGTCAAAAAGAATACTGGGAGGAACAGGATTAACCGATGAAAAAGGCTTTGTAGGCTCAGTAGAAATCCAGTTTGAATTAGCTCAATTTCGTTTTACTTCAGATAAAATTTTAGTCCGAAACTACGTCAATGAGAAACTTATTCCACTTCTTATTAAATTATCCCCAGTATATTCCAATTTGGCAAATTTTACTTTCGAATGGGACGATGAAGATGAAATGACGGTTGAAAAACTGATTAAGATCATTGATGCATTAGGAAAATATTACATTTTTGATCCTGCCGAAATTGAACAGATCACAGGGCTTAAAATCATAGGGCTTGTAGATCAGTCTTCCGGAACAGGCACACCGGAACCCGCCGCATCCAGTGGTTCAAAAAAAAAAGCCGTGACATAAATGCTTTCCTAAAGATAAGATCTGCTTTAAAAGAAATTGAAGCATCTTACACAGCTAATGATTGTAACTGTGACGAATGCAAATCTATCGCCAACATTTTTCAGGCTATCGACCTTACTCAATACACAAAATTGATTGAAAAGATAGCTAAAGATATGCACGAAGGAAAACTGAAATCGGAAGATCTGAATGTAGATTTGGTAAAGCAAATTTACAAAGATCTTTCTTCAGGAACAGAAACTGTGTACGGTGAACAGTGGGTAAAGTTCAACATTAAAGAACCGAATTCACTGGTACAAAAATTCAAAAAAAACCTTTGGCAGTTTTCAAGTGCTAAAACCTATGTAGAGCTTCAGGAAATGAATAATAATTTGTTAGATAAAGGCAGGATAAGACCTTATCCGGAATTTCTTCAGGAAGTCAGAAAAACAAGTCAGAAATTCAATGAAAATTATCTACAGGCAGAACGCCAGACAGCCGTTAAAGGCGCTCAAGTAGCAGAACAGTGGAAAGGCTTTCTAAAGAACGCTGATCTTTTTCCAAATCTGCAATATTTGACGGTCGGCGATGACCGTGTTCGTCCACAACATCAGGCTTTAAACGGAATAGTAAAACCAATAAAAGATTCCTTTTGGAAAACATATTATCCACCAAATGGATGGCGTTGCAGATGCTATGTAATCCAAACAGCAGCAACCGTAACACCGGGTAAATTTGATGATGATACTGTACAGCCGGAATTCCGTGGGAACGTAGCACTGGATGAAGAAATATTTACTGAAAAAGGCGGATTTTTCAAGCTTTTAAATATGGATCACAAAGCAAAAGTAAATGCTGAGTACATGAAACTAAACGCACCGTATGATGAAGCTTACAAAGCCAAAAACGGAAAAAAAGTATATGCAAATATTTTTGCTGATGACGGCGATAAAATAAAAAATATTGAAACAGGGATGATCATTGCTGAAAAACTGGACAAAGATGTTTTTGTAAGACCTCACATCGACGTACAGAACCATAAAAATCCGGAATATTTAATCGATGGGAATCTTGCAGACCGCAAAGAACAGCGAGGTAAAAACATTTCATCAAATCTTAATTCAGCGAAAAAACAAGGCTGTAAAACAGTGGTATTTGATATTACAGATGAGTTCACACAGTCCGTAGAATTCTTTAAAAATCAATTAAAAGGACACCTGAAGGCTCATTATAAAGATGCATTTACCGAAATTATCATTATCAAAGGGAAGACAGCCGAAAGAATTAAAGTAAAAGATTTATTAAAATAAAAATGGGCGCTTTAACCTTGCGCCCAAAAGGAAGAAGATCAGATCACTCTTCTCTTCATTGCAAATATACAAAAAAATGGAAATACAAACACCTATTCCTGATTTTGAAGCTATTGCAAAAGAAGCTATTGATAAATCACGGCGTTATGCAATGGTCTATTGTCTTAATTTCTTTAAAGACAGCTTTAAAAAACAGGGCTTTACAGATACAAGCTTTAACGCCTGGGAAAATAGAGTAAGCCCGGATTACAGAGCCGGAGGCGCTTTGTTGGTTTCAACCTCTTTTTTATTAGAAAGCTTAAAAGTTTTATCCGGGAATAAAACCTACATAGAATTTGGCACGTATGCACCCTATGCTGAAATACATAATGAAGGAGGAGTCATTAAAATCAAAATCACAAAAAAAAGCAGAAAATATTTTTGGTATATGTATAAAAAAACTAATGATACAAAATGGAAAGCAATGGCTTTAACAAAAAAGGATATCATGACCGTAAAAATACCAAAAAGGCAGTTCATTGGAGAAAGCGCCAAAATGATGGAAGGGCTTGATGAATGGTTCTTTTCTTTTATCGTACAAAAATTTAAAAACTTATAATGGAAAGCTGGAGTAATTTATATGTAGAAATGGCGGAAATATTAGCCGCTGATCTGCATGAAAAAGAGTTAGAAAAATACGGAAATCTTAACACCATTTCAGGCTATGAAGATAAATCGCCGGTGAGATGGATAGATATCTGGAATAATCAGGTTAATTTTCTTTCTGAAGAACTTGAATTTCCGGCTCCTGCTGTATTTTTTTCTTACAGGACAATGGAAATAACGGATTTGGGGGAAAAAGCACAACAAATAAAGCTTCAGATTGATTGTTTTTACTTTTATGAAACTTTTGCAAATAGCTTTCAGGGTTCATATAATCAGGAAGATGCAATTAGGTTTCTGAAGATCATGGATTTTATTAACAGTCGATTTCATGGAACATCAGGAATCAATTATAATTCTATGAGAAAAATAGGATTTAATCCGGAAGATACCGGAGGAACCGGAAGCCTTTATAAAATCGTTTTTGAATGTATTATCCGGGATGATTCTGCTTCAGACGAAATGGAAGAAGGAACCTTCACCGGTGTAGATACAAACTTTGAACCTTTTCAGCCATAAAACAAGCCCTTGCAAATCTATGCAAGGGCTTTCTATTTCCTTTCTTAATTATAAACACAAGTTATATGAAAATTTTCTGGGACTACTTCATAGGCTATGAGGTTTTTAGTTTTGTTTAGAGATTCAAATATATTAGTAAAAAATTTACCTGCAAATTAAACCCGATGAAAAATTATATTTTCTATCGTTGCCGGACTATAAAAAAAAGTATGGGCTAAATTTGCTACAATCCAATCAAAGCTGTGTTTCTGCACACCAAATTCCTGAATACCGGATAACCTTTTGTATTCACTCCTTACGGCGGCGTGCCTGTTTTCAGTGGTTGTTTTAGTTTTTTTCGCGTCACACATGATGCAAAAATATCAGAACTTTTTTTCTCTGCAAATTGTCATAAAAAAAAATCCTGTAACTACAGGATTTTTTTTAGAATCTTAACAACCATACCGGTGAATCTAATTCTTTAAATGAAAAATCGCCTTTCATTTTATATCCTTCTTTCGAAATCTTATCTTTATCTGCTGAAGTATCTACAAATTTTTGCCAAACAGGAAACAACGTCAAATAATTACCTTTAATACTTCTTAAATTCCATCTTTTCACACCTGCAACATTTAAATTTTTATTTTCACCATCCTTTACTGTATAGTATGTGATTAGAAGAGTTTCTTCAGAACTTTTATAAATCAAATAATCAACAGTTTGATCTTTTCCCATTTTTGATAAAACAAAGTCTTTTCCTGTAGTTTTTACGAGTATATCAACTTGTTTTGAAAAGGCTATAGAATCAAGCTTTAAAAAAGATTGAGCAAAAGAAAATACTGGAAACAGTAAAAAAAGTAATAATTTCATAGTAATAATTTTAGTAAAAATAAAAAAAATCCTGATATCAGGATTTTTTAATTATCTATTAGGAGTAAGATAACCGAACCAAAAAAAATCTTTTGGATTTATTTCACATTCAGGTTTTAGTGTAAACTTTAAATTTGAATTATCCAACTTTTCACAGTTCCAACTTTTGGAAATACCAATTCCCACACTTCCACACTCTAAATGCTCCAGAATTTCTTCGATGATATATTCCTGAGCGTTAATGATAAATTCTTCCATAACTTTTATTTTTTATCAAAGTTAAAGCGTTGGTTTCTTCTTTAAAAATGGTTTTCCGTATTATACCAATTTTGGCTTCACAAAATTCGTTTGAAACTCTCTTATAGCTACATTAGTATAAATATTTTCTTCTGAAGGATTTTCCCCATCTTTCACAGCACATTTTGTATCAAACCATTCTTTATGAAAAGTGCTTCCATGAATATGCCTTTCGTGATAAGTTCTGAAAGGTAAAACATGATATCCTTTTTCTCTCAAAGCTTCTAAGATTTCACTCTCAGTGTATTCGTAGCCGTTTATTTTCATGATTCCCAATATTTTCCATTTAAATAAGATGATGCATAAGGAATATTAGTTCCTTCTTTTCTTTTCAGCGGGATAAAGACATCCAGATAAAGAACCGCGAGCATTCGAGATGTATCTGTAAGATTATTCCAGGCTTTCAAAGCTTCAGATTTTTTTCCCAATTTATTCGGATATGGCTTGTAAAATCCGGTTTCAAAAGAAAGATCTGTTATTTCTTTAAATATCCACTGACTTTGTGGGCTTTGATCTTTGATTTGCGAGTGACAATACATAGCATTTGGCGGAATTTTTACCTTTATACGTTCAATGAGTTCATCTGTCCACGCTCCATCAAATTCAACATTCTTTAAAACTCCATTTAAATCATATTTAAACACTATTTTAAGCCCTGATTTTCTTCCTATTGCTAAAAATGTTCTCATAATGCTAAAAGTTTTTGATGAAATTGATTTTTATAAGCATCAATACAGTTCTTTTCAAAAATCCTTTTACTATTTATTCTATCATTGAACATAAAACAGACTAGCAAAGCGTGTAGATGATAAGCTTTAAATTTCATCAAAAACTGTTTATTTGTACCTCTCTTCTGAAGTTCTTTCATTTCCATTTTATCACGAACTTCCTTCAATAAGATTATAGATTTTTTTCTTTCTATATCCTGAATATCTACTATGCCGGATGCAAATTCATTAATGAAATTAATCATCACTTTTAAATCTTCAGCATCTGTTTTAAAAGATATTTCCGGATAGTTTTTGTCTAATACATTACTCATTTTATTTATTGATTTTAATTTATTGATGGCGGTATAAGCTTGTTTTTATGAAACCAGGCTTTTGTTCCTGGAGTCTGAGCAGATCTCTCATAATTAGATTCGATCCCCCGGAACTGGATTTGCAGTTCCTTTAGTTCTTCTAAGCTATAATCATTAAGCTTTTTCTTACAAATACTTCTTTCAAGCATCCATTGATTAAATTTATCCCATGAATCAGCTTCTTTAATGCCTAATCTTGTAGCTAACGTCAATATATTTGACCGATAATGTTTTAGAGTATCTAAATTTTTAGCATGGATCAGCTCCTGTTCTTTAGACATTTCCAAAGGAAAAAAAACATTATAAATAGATTCAATTTCTTCAGGTGTAAGATCATCTATGTTCGTGGTTCTGCGAGTATGCAGATAAACAGTCTGGCTAATTGCTAAAACCGAATGCTTTGATTCAATTTTCTTTTTTAAAGTTCTAATTCTTACATTCATTGTATGTGATTTTGTTTTGTTCCCAGGATCGGAATCGAACCGATCCAAAAAACCGTTTGGGAGATTATTTTGTTGAATCTACAATATCCTGAAGATATCTGTCTAAACTTTCAATCATTGATACAGATACCGCCGCAACTTGAATCAGTTCTTTCCGATAAGCTTGTAATCTTTCAAATTGAATACTTCTTATTTCTACTTGACCTCTACCTGATAAACCATTATAAAAATGGAAATCAACCGCTTCTTTCGAAGCTTCACCCACTTCTTCAGTTAAAATTGCAATCCATTCAATCGGGGTATGATCTTGTTGTCCCCATTTTCTGTCTTGAGCTTTTCTTTCTGCTCTGATTTCGTTAATAATGTTTTCCATTTTTAATCTTCTATAATTGTTGATAATTGCAGTAATTCATCCATTTTTCTGCGCAATGCAGCTTTAGATTCAAAACCCTTGTGTATGGTTTTCCATTCCGGAGATTTGAGCGTTTTACGCTTAATTCTTAAGTTAGAGTTTTCGGCTCTTATTATTATAAATCCGGCTTTTAATAGTTTTTGTACGTCTCTTGAATGTAGTGGCATATTTATTTATTTTTTTAGTTGACCTATAAGCTTACTGTACATTATTTTCTCATGTGGATGATGCTTACGAAAAATCTTTTTTGCCTGTCTAATATTATTAGCGCAAATCCATGCACCGCTTTGAAAACTTGTTACTGTGAATATTTCTATCATAATTCAATTATTTATTTGATGATGTTATTCTTCATTTTTGAAAATTTGAGGATTTTCGACCTCAATATTTTCATTAAAAATTTTGTTGATAAATTCAATTTCCTTTTCAAAAACAAAAAGTGATCGTAGTTTTATAAATCTGTGCCATTTATTTTCTACAAAAGCATATCTGTGTAAATCTAAATAGCTAAAATCTCTCTGTCTTGCATGAAATTGCTCCATTGCTTTGTATGTATTAAACTCTTTAGACTTTAAATCTTTTCCTTCCAGATATTCAAGTTTAAAAGATGTGGCATTTTCAATATTTATCCTCTTTTTAAACTTTCCCATTAGTCAAACAATGATGGTAAAACATTTTTAACCGGCTTTTTTGATGCTCCTTTCCAAATTATAAAAGGCTTATTTCCGCCAAATCTGCTTGTTGGTAACGATATCGTAAAGCTTTCCACTAAAGATTTGATATCACACATAAATTCAATGTCTTTTGCGTGCTGACTTTTGGGAGATCCATTCTTTGCCCAGGCAATAATTATGAATGCTTTTTTAGGAAATTTGGCTATCAATATTTTAAACTGATCTACCGTAAGCTTCATGTAATCTAAGCTGTCAATGATTATAAATTTTGATCTGCTTTTTTTGATGTACGTTAGCAGTTCATCAAAGGTTCCGCCAGTTAAAAACATTACTTTTCCGGCTACTTCTTCCATCGAATTACGTTTGATGGCATCCTGAAGGCTTTTTGAAATTCCCTGTTCCGGACTGATATAGGAAACCTTTCCAAATCCAGCGAGATACTTTGAAAATCTTACTGTAAATTCTGTTTTCCCTTCTCCGGAACCACCGTAAAGAATCATTTTAAAATTCTTTTCCGGTTCTCCGAAACTGTCCTTCCATTCACCATCAAAAGCCAGTGTGTCAAAAGCCTTTTCTATAAAGGCATTTATCCCGATTGCTCTCATGTTGTTTGTGTTAAAAATTAATTGTTCCCAGGAGCGGAATCGAACCGCTCCAAAAAACCGTTTGGGATGTTATCCGAATTGGATAGCTGCATTTGTTTCAAAATCGATATCTGTTGTATCATATAGCCTTGCTAAAAGATCAGCTAAAGCGAATTCAAAACCGATAGCTTGAAATTCTAAAGGCTCCCATTCATTGTCTATTAGCCTTTCTCCATAACCTTTATACTCAACTCCAGTATCTAATTTTTCTAAATCGATTTTAATCTTTTCGAAACCCGCAAGCTTCATAATACTTGCTAAAATTGCTGTTTTTGTCATTTTTTATTTTTTTTTAATGTTTGTTCCCAGGAGCGGAATCGAACCGCTCCAAAAAACCGTTTGGGATGTTATTTTTTGAATAAAGAATGCATAGTCATTATTGTGACAGCAATTCCTGTAAGAACGTCTGTACAAAAACAAGCAGTTCCGATTATTAGTAAATCTTCCATTAGTCTATTGAGAATGTAAAGTTTACACGCCTTTTATTTCCTTCACCAAAATCTACCATTTTATAACCTTTTGCATAGCGTGAAGTTCTGATGTCAATCATTGCCTGGATGATGATATCCATTCCTTCATTAAAGAGATCACTATTTGCTTTATCTCTCATTCTGTTAAGCTCTCTAACCTTTTTCGGATCATAATTGCCCTGCACATCCGTTTTTAAAGCAATATTCAGGAACTCCATCAGGATCTTTTCATTTTCGGTTTCCCCGGCAAGCGCTGCCATGTATTGTTTAATTTTTACAATTCCTTCAGCTTCGGTTCCGTTGAAAGTTGTACGAACGTTCCAACCTACTTTAATACTTGCAGAACCATCATCGAGGGTAAATGTATGGCTGTCCTGTTCTCTTTTATTATTGCCATAGATACTGGCACGTAATTCAATTACAGGTTCCATATTTTTGAACAGATCCAGAATTCTGGATTCAAGATCATCCCTCACATCGATGAAGTATTGAATATTCTCCACAACTACGCTATCTTCCAAGCCTTTTAAAACCTTCTTATCTGCGATAATTTTTTCTTTTGCAGCCTTTCTGTCGCTTCTAACCTTTTCCGCAACTGCTTGCATCTGTTCCGGCGTTAAATCCGGTAATTCAATTGTATTTTCCATTACTTAAAAACTTTAAATGAGTGAAAACGTCCGTTAGTTACTCCGTATACAAGATCATCCCAATTACCATTAAATTGCGCTGTTGGCTTTACAATTTGGAATGATGTCTTTTCTCTGTTGAAATAAATTGCTACTGATTTCATAAATGATAATTTTAATTTTTGTTTTTAAATTTTTCTAAATGGTAACTTGCAAAAAAGCCTATCATATAAGCGTTGCAAAAGTTTGTTAACATCCAATTCGATGGCGATCCATGCCAAAAAAACATTATAACACAGGCTCCTATAAGGGCGGAAAAATATTTGTTTGTGTTAGGCATATTGTAATTTTAATTTTTCTCTTTTAATTGCTCTCTTCAGGCGGCGAATGTCTTCAATAACTTCTATTGATTGATTTCCGTCTCGTGTTGTGATGATTTTTTTAAGCGGATTACATTCTGCAAATAATTGATTTTGTAAAGCTTTGTCATGAATTCCGTTAGCGGAACAGATTAATTGAGCATCTTTTTGTGTGGTTCCGATCAGGCTTAAATAAGTTCTACCGAAACGGCTTTCTATTTCATCAAAGCCCAACTTTTTAAGCCTTACGCCGTCACGAATTCTTTTCTCCAGATATTCGGTTCCGGCAAGTAAGCAGCCCATATGATCTTCGTTATCATCAAAAAGATGAATAAACCAACGGATAGCGCTATCTCTTAATTTCCCGGCATCGTCAACGATCAAAAGCGGTTTTTTACCTTTTCTCTGTTTAAAAAACTCAGATACTTTTGCGCCTAATTTGTCTACGTGTACATAGTGTTTTGAAGAATCAATTCCGAGACTTTTACAAAGTTCTACAAGGAATTCACGCTTCGCCCATTCACGGCATAGAATATAAAAAACTTCATTGTCAGAATTTTGCTCGTAGAATTTTTCTAAAGGTTTGGTTTTACCTCTTCCTGAAGGAGTAGAAAGAATCATGAAAAAAGCTTCATTTTTGGCATCTGTACAGATGTTAGCAACCTTTTTGTAGCCCATCGTTTCAGCAATTCGCCATTCACTATCATCAAAGCCAAGATCAGAACCAACTTTTGACCACATTTCCGGCTTTATAAGATCCCATTTTTTGTTTATCATGTTTGAGATCATTGCAGTACTTACATCACACTTTGTGGCTACTTTAGCATAGCTTCCCAGTCTATTTTTTTCATTTTCAATGAGTATTACAATCTCATTTTTTTGTAAGTTTGTCATATCTAAAAATTTTATTGTTTAATAAGCGTTACGATCATTCAGATAATCGCTTTCAAAGTCTTCCGGTTGTATGTCGCTTCCGGAAACTTTTTTTACAGGCATTTCAAAGTATTCATCAGCTTTATTTGTGATATCCTTTTTGCCATATCTACCAAGCATTAAGTTTTCTTCTCCAATAGACTGATCATAATCTATTTGCTTCAAAGATTCAATTGCTTTTTCACGCGCTTTGGCTACTCCAATCTGCTGAAGGTTTTTGTTCGGACCTTTTGTTTTAGCAGGCACAAAATATTCTGCTTCGCAAAGCGACTTTAGTAATGCTCCGTGTTTTTCCCACAAATAAACCACCGTTAAATCTTCGATGTCATAAGACATAACTACAGATTCTAAATGATAATTTTTAATGATATCATAATAAGCCGGACTTATCATGTAATTCATTTCTACACCATAGATTTCTGTATTGATCTGACCGTTATTTCTGATCTGAATATTTTTCTTTTTAAGTCCAAATAACATGGAAATAGTAGCATCGGAAACCTCGATCACATGAGGCTTTTCGCTCTCATTGTGGATTTGACGTGGCGACTTATGTACATTTTTATGTTTACGGCTGTATTTTGAATATAAAGTATCTCTGAAGCTTTCAATAATAAATGTACTTTCTTCAACAGCAGCGTACATATCAAATCCTGCTTTTTTACTTTCTTTGGTAATTTGTGAAATATATTCCGGTGATCTGAAGGCAGAAAGGCTGCGTGACATAATCCCATCACCATAGAATAGATCACTGTCAGGCATTGTAATTTGCTGTAAGGTTCTGAAGAATCTTTCCACGCCTGCTTTATCGTTAGGATTATGTGATATTTCAATTCTACATCCTAAAGCTTCTAATCTTGCAAAAAGCTCTTCTACTTCGGTTGTATTATGACCAGGAAAACGGTCGGTGATTATTTCGTAAGGCAAATAGCCGGTGTTTTTAACCGCCATTGCAATTGCATCGGTGTAAACCCTTCTGTTTTCAGAATGATCGAAAGAATAACCAACTATATCGCCACTGTGAACATCTCTGATAGCAACTACCATCAGGAACTTATCTGCTTTTGTCTTTTTACCGGTTACTTCATCAATAACTTCTACAGTATGAGAAACTATATTAACCCTTGTAGCATCCATTTCCCAACAATCTCCGGCATACAATGCTCCTTCTGTAGGAATATATGATTTGTGTATTTGTGATTTTCTGCTTGATCCATATCTTTTGGAGGTCAAAAACTTTGTTCCCGGTAATTGGAAAATTGTTTTTTTAAACCAACTCTCTGAAGGAACTCTTTTACTCACAAGCTCACACATCGTTTTAAGTTTACGAATGATATAATCATCACTGTAATTCTTTGGATTAGATCTAAGCTGCAACGCCCAAGAAACCAATTGAGGATCTGCATAAACCATTGAGTTGCTATTTCCAACTCTGGGAAGTTTAATAATATCCGGAATTGATAAGCTTTCAGTTTCAAACAATTCATCAATTTTCTCCTTCAATCTTAAATGATGGTGTGGAATATATTGCAGATCCATTTTCTTAAGAACTGGTTCCAGATCTTTATAAAGTTTGTTCTTTGTACCCGGATAATTGTCTTTGTGATCTAAAATAAAGTCAATCACAGCACACGCTTTTGCAAGAGCAGGGCGTTGTACTTCATTAGCATCGGTGTAAAACTCTAAATACGATCTAAAAACATGGTTTAAATGACGTTTAAACATCGTTTCAAATTCAGAACTTTGTTTCCCTTTCGTGTAATCCTCGTAATTTTTAAGAAGTTCTGCTGAATCTCCAAACAGTTCTCTGTAATTTTGCGGAGCGCGGTTTGGAATACGAGAAAGGTCATAGTAAAAACCGGAATCAAACTTTGCCCATCGCCATCCTTTGCCCGAATCAGGCAGAATATTATGATGATGATAACATTTTTGAACAGATGTTTTATACTTACTTCTAACTTTCCACGTGTACTCCTCAGATATATTGCACACGTCCATTATTAAACGCTGAGAGAGCCAAACTGTTTGTTTGTCTCCTGCGTTTCGTGTAATAATATCGCCGTGTTTGAAATTCATAATCTATATTGTTCCCAGAAGCGGAATCGAACCGCTTCAAAAACCGTTTGGGATTTATTAATAAAATGTACTAGTATATTCTACAAGATATACCGGTGTATATTTTATGTTTATTGTTAAACCAAAAAGCATATAATAAGTTGCTTTCTCAATTTTTCCACTGTTAACATCTGTCACATCAATTGTTTTATAACAAAAGATTTTTTGAATAAGTTTTTTCATGATAGTTTTTTTGATAATTCATTAATTTCATTTAAAATCTCAAGTCCTTTTCCCCTTTTTGGGATACGTTCTCCTCTTGCAATCTGACCAACATATAATTCTGTCGTGTGGTATTTTGCTGCTATTAATTGGTAGGGCGTTTGGAATTTTACGGCTTTCCTTTCCTTTTTATCCATTGTTTCCATATCTTTGCGTTACATTGTAATGCAAATATATACAGATTTCTGTATAAAACAAAAATAAAATACATTTTTCTGTATAATGAAAACAGTAAATGATATAACTATAAGGTTTTTAGATGTTTATAACTATCTTCTGAGTTCAAAAAAAGTGAATTCAAGCCGTGAATTTGCTGAAAAAATAGATATAAGCACCTCTATGATGACAGAAATCATCAAAGGAAGAACAAATGCAGGCATAAATCCAATACAGAAAACTGTACAAGAATTTAGTGAAATAGATGGTGAATGGTTATTAATTGGAACCGGTCAAATGCTTAAATCCAAAAATAAAGAAAACCTTACCCTTTCAGATGGTAAGGAAAATGGTAAGGTAAAAGGTAAGGAACCAAAAGTAAAAGAAAACCTTACCAATAATATACCTTCAGTCATAACAGTGGATTCTTTAAATCGGGATAATATTGTTTTGGTTCCACAAAGTTTAAAAGCAGGTTATTTAGAAGGATATAATGATGTATCATTTATTTCAAAGCTACCTTCATACAGAATGCCAGGCTTAAATAACGGTATTTTTAGGATGTTTGAGATTGAAGGTAACTCCATGTATCCAACGCTGCCAAATAAAAGCTTTGTAGTTGGTCAATTCGTGGAAAACTGGACAAAGGATATAAAAAATAATCAGATATATGCTATAATTTCCAATGAACTGGAAGATGGCATTGTTAAAAGATGTATAAATAAGATAGAAAAATACAACAATTTGATTTGTAAATCTGACAATAAAAGGCAGTTTCCAACACAGAATATAAATCCAAGCAGTATAAAAGAAATATGGGAAATAAAGCTTCATTTAAACTTTAATTTGCCCGATCCTGCTGATATGTATGATCAGGTAATAGATTTACAGGGTGAAGTTCAAAGTTTAAAAACGGTTTTAAAGAGAGCAAACCTATTAAAATAACGTTTTAAAGGTCATTAAAGTTGTTTTCATTCATGTTTACTATCGAATAAATAACGGTAAATATCGAATAAATATCGCTTTTAACAACTTCAAAAAAGTATAATTTTCGGCTTTTTTCGCCTATTTTTCGGCTTTTTTCTAACAATATACTTTTTAAACATTTAGTTATACCCCTTAAGTTCCTATCTGCGCAGAAAGGACGCTTAAAGACATCGAAGGGGATAAAAACTGTTTCTTTTGTTCAAACTTATTCAGTTTATCCAGAATTTCGTTTTCCTTTTCATCAGAAAGATTATTTTTATTAGACTTGGTATTGTTTTCATCTTTTATCGGGGCTGGAATTTGCTTTTCTAAATGTGCATTAATTTCCATAAATCTTTTTTTATATTTTTTTAGCGTAAAAAAACGATGGACTAAATAAGCAGTAAGCAATCCTAACACTAAAACAGCTATCCATAGATAACTCATAAAGCTTTTTGTATGGTTCAATTCATATTCAAGAGGTTGTATTTGGTCTAAATTATAGAGTTTGGCAATGAAATCTGCCTTTGAATTGTAATCAAACTTTTGATTTGCCTTCTCATAAAGCCGGGAATATTTAAGATATGCTTTTTCATCTCCCATTTTATCAGTTGCCTGCATTGCGATTTTATAAAGTTCAAGCTCGTAGTTGATAAATCCAAAACTTATTTGTTTGGATTTAAGTGCCTGTTCACAGTAAGCCAATGAGGTTTTATATTTTTTTTTGAGAAGATAAGCCTGTGCTAAATAGTAAGAGTCGTAAAAAACTGTTACTTTGTCATCTCTAAACTCATTTAAATCTTTATTTGCCTTTTCAATAGCATCATCGAGATTTCCCGATAAAATAGCGTAATGAATTTCACTATCACGTACTCCTTCGCTATCCAAATCACTTAAAGACAAAGGTAAACTTTTGATTTTTTTTAGATAAAAAGCTGCAGAATCTAATTTTTTCTGCAGCAGATAGGCGTCTACAATACTGTTATATTTTTCCCGCTTAGCACGATTTATTTCTAGAAAGATTTCCGGTGCGATTTTTTTTTGATTAGCCAGATAATCATCCAAATCTTTTACTGCTTTTATGTAGCCTTTTATTTTCTTGTCAAAATCACCTATTACTCCATACACCAAACCTTCATCACCTCCAAAAATCAATTCCTGAATGTTAGACTTATCCTTGGATTCGTACATTCTCTTTTTTTTCAGGCAGAACAATGCCAAATCATTCTTATTTTGAAGAGCATATATTAACGCTATCATATTCAAATTGTTGGCATACATTGTAAAATCCTCTTCTTTTTGTGCGTAAAAATTAGAAATTTTTATAAACTGTAGTGATTTATCGAAGTTATTCATTATTTCCAGATAATACTTTTCTCCACAGATTCTATAATATTTCATTTTATCTTTGTCGGACAAATTTCTTTTTGCCATCTCATCACAATAGATTTTAGGATTTTTTTCAGAATAAGATTTTCTGATGAGATCACCCAAAGAATATTTTTGTAAAGAATCTGCATTCTTCTGAATATTTTTTTGTCCCGCTATGGCATGCACAGAAATACAGTATAGAAATAATATGAATATTTTTTTACGGAAGAAGCTTTTCATCATTCTTAGGTTTATACAAAAATAACATTTCAGTTGTATAGTATGCTTATTTTCTATGATTTAAAATACTGATATGATATGTTTTATCAATATTCTTTTTAAATTATATCAAACATAAATAAAAAGCACCTCAAATTAATCTGAGGTGCTAATCAAAATTATTTCTAAAAAACGAGGCTGTCTAAAATTAAATATTGACTTTTTGCCTTTCTGACATCAGCGAAAATAAAACGATTAAGATACTTTCCAACATTTTATTTCGCGGAATAATATTTTTAAAAACAACCCGTTTATTGTTATCGAAATTTGTTCAGAATTTAAAAAACATTCTTTTCCCAAATTTCGCTCTTAGATATAGGATGAAATCCATAATCTTTTCTGATTAATTAGTAAAGATCTTGTATTAATTATTGTAATTATCCGACACCCAATACGTTCCGTTGCTTGTAATGGTAACTTTATTAAGATTCGCTCCCCAAGCTATCTGATAGTTGGTAACTGCCGGTAATCCGTAAGCAAACTGTCCGCTGTTGGCTGTATTATAAATCGGATAATTTGTCCAGATATAAGTATATGCTCCGGAAGGATAATTCGCTTCATAAGAATTGTTGTAAATTTTCAGTTGTCTTCCTTTGCATGTAGCAGGATCCGGCAAGATGAAATTAGCTGCTGCATTGATTCCTAAAGGAAGTGTGTAAGGCGTTGAATTTCCTATGGAAACATTAAAACCAAGCGCATTGGTAGATTTAGCCTGCCATTCTATCAGATAATCATCAGATTTAACGATATATGGAGAGGAACCTGCCTGATTATTATTGGCATTAAATGTTCCTCCTGCACCCACAATCTTATAATCCACAAAAACAGCTCCTGATCCTGAACCTCCTACACAGTTCCATGCTGAACCATCAAACAGGGAAAGACATTTTTTGGTAGTATCATACACAATCATGCCGCGCTCTGAAGCAGATGCTCCCAAAGCATTGATTTGTGCCGAGGTAAGTCTTGTAGGTAAAAAACCTTTATCTGTAGCAGATAATTCTAAAAGCGCTTTGCTGTTTTCTGTATTTTTATCTCCGATGGTAACAGATCCGCTGTTATGGATAAAAGTACCATTGCCGGTTGAAGGCTGATTTTGAAAATAGGCAATTTTAGTATCATCCAGTCCACTGTTGTATACTGCTTCTGTACCTATTGCAATTTTTTCCACAGCTATTCCCGACTGAGCTTCTACATGAGATACTGATGATAGTGCAAATGCACCTGCAATGATAAATAATTTCTTCATTTTTTGTTTGATTTTTATTTTATTTAACGATAAACTTGGTTTGATACTGGTTTTGAGCATCCTTAATTGTAAAAATGTATAATCCCTGATTCAAAGGATTGATTCTGATTTCCTGTACTCCTCTACCGACAGTATTAATGTTTGAAAGAAGCTGAACTACATTTCCTGCTGCGTTATAAATTTTTATCTCAGCATTTTTGTAAGACTCTCTTGAAGAGAGCTGGAGAATCCCCTGCTTTGCCTGTGAAGCTGCTAATTTGGTAGTTTCTGTATTTACCAAATCCTGAATATCTTTCTCTTTTCCTCTGCTTATTTTCAGAAGACCAACTTTTCCTTCAGTTGAAGATGTTTTATTACTTTGATGTAGTACTGCGGTAAACAAAATTCCATTACCGTTTTCATGCTCTTTATTCGCAGGTAATTTAAGTTCCTGCAGTTTTGCAATACTTCCTTTTAAATTCGTAATGTCTTCATCGGTAAATAATTCGCAGGCAGCTTTTGTCGTGTTAAAATTGCTTATTTTTAATACTACCAAATGATCTTCATTATAATTAAAAGTATTTGCAGGATATGCTTTGTTTTCAGGATTATTGCTGTCTGCTAAAGTAAATACAAATTGTTTTCCCACATTTTTTACCGCCAGTTGTACAAAGCTGTTTCCTTTATACATGGAAGTTGGTACTTTCAGATCCAGAAGATGAAATTCTTTTTTTTCATCAATTTTCGAAAGGTTAAGGATAAAAGAAACCAGCAAGGTATTTTCTTCTTTGGAAACGTTGGTATAAATGTTTTGTAAAGCTCCCAATTCCCCTATTACAAAGTGTTTTTGCGTAGTTCCATAACCCGGATATGCCATCAGGTTTTCCGCAAAAAGCCCTTCGTTTATGCTTTTAGCGATCTTGCCACTCGTTGTTTTTGTAGTGGCGTACTTTTCGTAATTTTCTGTTTTCAGTGTCTGCTGGGCAAACCCTAGTGAAGAACATACTAAAAGTACGAATACATATTTTTTGTTCATAAAAATTATTTTAAAAAAATTCTGTTTTATAATTTCTTAAAATCAAGAATGTTACATTTTTTTACAGATTATTCTGTTTCTGTTTTAAATTCAGAAAGTTTCAAAACATCAGAAAAATCAAGGCTGTGTTACTACAAAAAAGTTACTGTTTGGGGTAAAAGTATAGGTCTGATTGGTAGATCCGCCCAGTGTAATATTAATTTCCGGATAATACGTACTGCCGTTCGTTAAATAGGCTGCGAAAATATAGGTTCCGGTAATTGTGGTTCCCGAAGTATTGATAGACTGTGATGATCCTGAAACTCCGTTTATGGCAAAACTGATAACCGGTGTAGCTCCCGTTCCGCTTCTCGTAAAATTATACGCAATAGAAAAAACTCTTACTCCGTCGCCTTTTGCTGTAAATTTCCCTGTTGAAATATCAAATTCATTTAAATTATCTGCCACCTTTCCACCGAATGTTTTATTGTTTAAAGCAATCTGTGTGGTAGAAGAAGTTCCGGCAGTAATCACAAAACTCTGTGTTCCTGTATTGGTTGCCGATGCTCCGGATTTATCCACTGTTGTAGGTTCCCATTGCGAAGTTGTACCATTATATTTGAGGTATTGTTTATCTGTGGGTACGGCTGTACTTACATTGGCTCCCTGCAACTGATTGGCATTCCATAAAGGAGCCGTATTATTTACCGTAACCGAAGTATTTGCTCCGTTTACAACAGCACTTGTTCCGTTAGTAATGGTTACCGGATTTGTAGCCGTGGAAGAGCTTGTACCTGTATTAAGATCATTTCTGGTGATAGCGATTGTGGCTGTTCCTGTAGAAGCACTTACTGTGATGGGAGCTGTTGCAGATAAACCCGTAACACCTGTATTTGATAATGTTCCGGCAGATAATCCCAATCCTGATCCCAGTGTAATATCATTCAATTGCCCGTTTGCATCTGCTCCCAAGACTTTTGTAGCAGTACTTGCCGTAGTATTGGATACCCTTGCTGTACCCGCAACATCTAATGTAGCTACAGGGTTTGTAGTATTCCCAATTCTGGTATTCCCAAATAAAATGTTGTTGTCTGCATCTGATTGATAAATACCATATTGAGAATCTGTACCGTTTATAGTACCAATGTACAAACCGTAACCATTCTTAACCTGAGAAGCAGAAACTTCCGAACGCAACCCTATGGATTGAGTACCTGTACCATAAGTCCCCGATGAAATAAAACCCTCTACACCAATTCCATTGCCAGAGATATTACCTCCAGTAAGCAGACCTCTTACTCCATAAATATTGGGAACAGAAAAATTTCCTGCCCCCCCAACTTGTGCTTTTAATCCCGCAACATAGCCTGATCCAGATACAGTTCCTGCGTTATTAAAAGTTCCATCATAAGCAGCGGTAAAAAGACCTGGAGTTGCAGTAGTAGTTGTTGTACGAATAGTAACTGTACTTGCATTACCACTAATGGTTTGTCCGCTGTATGTAGCTCCATTATCTAAAAATAAATTTTGAAAAAGACCTCTTATGGGAGCTGTTCCTCCACCACGAAGGACGTCAAACAAATACGTTCCAAAATAATTGTTATTGACAGCTCCTGTTACAACCGAGTTGAAGCGTACATTTGCCGTTCCTGAATTTCCAGCTGGAATACTGGTAATTTCGTTCCCAACGGCAAAACTGCTTGGAAGGTTTTGATAACTAGTCGAAAGTGTAGCTGTTCCTCCAGTCCAGTTTCTATCAGCATCTTGAACATTGGGCGATGCAGATCTGTCTAGGATATTTCCATAATGTACGTGACCATTGCTGTTCTTTACACGCATAATCTCGCTGTTATTTACTTTAACCTGAAAATCTTGAGCATCTGTGGTTCCTAAAAATTGAGTTCCAGAAGGAACAGGATTGGTTCCAGAATTCCCAGTAAGTGCCCAGAAATTTCCATTGGCAACACCAGTTCCATTGACTACTTTCTGCCAAACCTTATTGCTATCGAAATAGTAATATCCTTCTGAGGTTACGTTTATTGTTTTTGTCGTAGTAGGATTTGCTGCTGCTGTTGCATACACCAAAGTTCCTATTTGTGGAGTATCATACAAAGCATCTTTTGCTTTCAATTCATCTCCTGTAAGACGTGGAGCAAGAATTCCATCTGCAGCATTTACGTCTGTTGGATTTCCAGCAACATCCAATGTTGCATTGGGGGATGTGGTATTGATCCCTACTTTTCCGGGAGATGTCTGTGCATTTGTTAAAATTCCGGTCATGGATAATACCATTACGAGTACAATTTTTCTATTCAT